ACGCACCTCATCGGCATTCACCACAGGGGCGGCCGGGGCAGGGGCGGGAGCAGCAGCAGGCGCAGCAGCTCGGGTCTCGTTGTCCTGGGTGGGCTCGGGAGCCTGCACCCCATCAGCGGGAAGGGTCATGGATCGTTCCTTTTCAGGTTGGGTTGCAGGCGGTTCCTCAGAACGCACCTGGGCCCCGGCGTCGGCCGGGATCGGGACCAGCGAGAGCTCATACGGCTCCCAGTCCACTGCGCGCTCAACCGGCACTGTGCCGGTCTCGTCACGCTCGGTCTTGTGGACCTTGTAGCCCACAGACACGTTGCGATAGATGCCGTCGATCACATCCTGGAAGATGCTCTCCACGTCATCGCGCCGGCTGAACTTCACCAGGGCGCGGCCCTCGTTGCCGTTCAGCCATGCTCGCTGCACGACGCCGATCTGGCTGCGCAGCGAGTAGGAGTCGTGCGCATCGAGCAGCGGCGCCCCCTTGTTCAGGCGGTCCAGGCGCACAGCGCCAGGCGCCATGCTCAGCTCCTCGATGTAGTCGCCGCGCGACCAACTCGCACGACGCACCTGGGCGCCGGTGCTCCACACCAGCTCAACAGTTCGCTCCTCGACGTTGATCGTCGACGGCTCGAACATCGCCCTGGTCTGCAGCAGACCTTCGCTCATGGCAGCTCCTACGGCTTCTTGATTCTAGGGTGACCCTGCAGGCGTCACCTGCGGGGGTGGTGTTGCTTCGCCTGGAGGCTCACCTGCAGGCGGCAGCTCCGACCCCATCGGTCGCGCCTGCGTCAACCCCGCCGCGCTCACCTTCCTCGGGTCGGTGTCCAGCACCACCTCGCCAGCGTCCAGCAGGCGGTTCCATTCCACGTACAGCGCGATCACGTCCTCAGGCTCCAGGCCCTCCATCCGGATCGCTTCCTGCGGCGGCAGCAGGCCCGCCCGCATCTTCTGGATGATCGCCTTCGTGTCAGCCGCCGGGTCGTAGGCCTGCGGTGGCGGTGGCGTCCAGTCAGCCGTCAGCCCATCGGTCGCCACACCAGCGATGCTCGCCTGCCGCGCCCACCATCCCCACACCCGGTTGAACGCCACCGGCGCCAGCAGCTGCCACTGCTCGCACAACGTCTGCTTGTTGAAGCTCTGCCAGCCAAGCCGGCCCGCGCTGAAGTTGGTGCCCTGGAAGTCACCCGTCAGCAGTTCGTAGGGCACGTTCGCACCCATCGCCGTCCGCAGCAGGTACGTCCGCATGATCTGGTCGATCTCGCCCACGCTCGGCGGACTCGAGAACCGGACGTCTTGCCCAGGCCCCAGCTGGGCCATCGCGCCAGGCTCAATGCGATCGGTGATGTTCGCCTTCTGGTTGCCGGCCCCGTCGATGTCCACGATCACGCCCATCATGCAGGCGCTCACCTTTTGCTTCAGCAGCTGCGCGTCCATGTAGTCGTCCAGGTCGCGCAGCGTGATCACCACCGGCGCCAGGCACGTCACGCCACGGGTCTGCTGCGGCCGATCAGCCGAGAACAGGTGGATGATCTCGTCGGCCGGCACGCGGTTCGCCTGAGGCGAGATCACGCGGATCGTCGCTTCACCCGGGTGGTGGTTGTAGAGCCAGTAGTTGATCCGGATGCCGTCCGCGTCGTACTCGATCCCACGGTGCGTCCACCCGCCGTCCGGTGTGCCGGCGTTGTTCAGCCCGTCCTGGGTTTCGGCGATCCAGTCCGGCTCCAGCACCTGCAGCTGCAGCGGGATGCGCAGCCCCAGCCGGCGCATCTTCGCCGCGCTCGGGATCCGCATCCGCACCAGCACTTCACCCGACTCCTTCCAGCACCGGACGGCCTTGGCCATCAGCCCGTCAAAGCTCGCCAGCCCCTCGAAGTCACACTGCCGTGGGTCCATTGCCCAGGCCCTGAATTCATCCGTCGCACGCTGCCCCCTGGCGCCACCGTTCCGCCGGCCGGCCTTCGCCTTGAAGCTCCACCCATCGCCAATCAGCGCCGCTTCCCACAGCTTGATGATCCGCTGCGCATACGGGTTGTTGCGCACCAGGTCGCGGGCCCGGTCGCGCTTCGTCGTGAACCCACGGCCGTTCGCCGCATCCGCGCTCGTGTTCTGCGTCAGCCAGTTGTCCACTCGCCGGCCGCGGCCGTCGGCGTCATACCGCCGCAGCTGGTCGAGCTGCAGCCTGGCCGCCTGCCGGCGCACCGCTGCCCGGGGGGCAACAACCGAGATCAGCTGGTCGAGGACGTTCATTCGTAGTCCCTGGCGGTGCTCACATAGCTCAGCGACATCGCACCCGCCGCCGGGGTCAGCCTCGAGGCGATCAGCTGCCGCGCACGCAGCAGGTCACCCATCGACTGGTACTTGACCAACTTGTCGTCATAGCGGACCTCGAGGTAGCCCCCGGCGATCGCTTCCTCGATGGCCGTCAGATGGGCCTGCGTGAACGTGCTCATCGGCGCCACATCTCCCCCGCCATGCTACTCAGTCCCAGAACGAGGATCTCGCCGGCGCTTGACTCGGCGCCTCAGCCGCCGGCTGCACTGGCGCTGCCGTTGGCTCATGCTCCACCACGCCGCTCGTTGCCCCTTCCTCTGCCCACCGCTCATCGCTCCAGCGGTCTGCACCAACCAGCGCTGCAGCCGCCCTGGCATAGACCCTGCAGTCGAGGGCCTCGTTGCGCGGCCGCGTCTTGATCCACTCGAACTTCGTGTACCCCCGCCGGTCGATCGTGTTGGTCAGCCGCTCGGCGCACAGCTGCCGGAAATACTCCTCGCCGTGCATCGGGAAGTGGCACCAGCCGTGCGGCAACAGCTCCCCGTCATCCTCCGGCAGCCGGCGCCGCAGCCACCCATAGAGCTCGCTCTTGGCCGTGCTGGTCCCGACCGGCCAGATCTTCACCCCGCCTCGCAGCGCCTTGCCATTCCGCAGCACCTCCACCCGGCTCGGCGTGCCGATCACACTCACCTGGGTCTCGACGCCCTTGATGGCGATCACCTGGTTGCCCGGCTGCTTCCGCACCCACCGCTTCACCTCCTCGGTCCTGAAGCCTGAGTCGATCGCCGTCATCCGGATCGGCAGCCGCTGCCCATCACCCCGCCCAAACTCCGACCGGATGAACTTCGACAGCTCCCGCCACACCGCTGGCTCGGCCGTGTCCCCAGCCAGCACCTGGTAGTCCAAGCTCCAGCTCTCCATCCCCGGCGCCCAGCCCACCACCTCCAGCTCGATGCGGTCCTTTTGCACGTCCACGCCGCAGGTGATGAACACCACCTGCTCCGGCACCGTGCCCAGCTCATAGGCCTCGCGGCGGTTGTACAGCGCCTCCCAGTCCGGCGCCTCGCCGTCGTCGTTCCAGCACTCCGCCAGCACCGTGTTGGTCCAGGGCTTGAGGTCGGCCGGGTTGTCCTTCGCCTTCTCATACCCCACCGCTGCCTCGGTCCAGCTGAACCACCCCAGCGGGCTGTAAAGCCCCGACAGGTGGTAGCCCTGCACCAGCCGCTCTGGGTGCTCAGCTTCCCACCAGTCGTCGCTCCACACGTCCGGGTCATACCACCAGGCCTTCGCGTCTTCCTCGATGCCCTCGCCGCACTCCTCGCAGATCAGCACCGGCGGCTGCCGCAGCGTGTTCGGCAGGCCCGGGTCCTTCGGGTCGTACCGCATCCGGTCCCAGCTGATCACCTGCCGATGCCCACAATGCGGGCAGGGGAGCTTCAGCACCTGCTTGTTGCTGTCCTCCCACTTGTTCCAGATCGCACTCCGCCCCGCGATCGTTGGCGTCGACGTCCAGCACTTCTTCGCCCTGGTGCCGAACGTCCGCGTCCTGGCCTCCACGATCGCCAGCGGGCTGCCTTCCTCGTCCACGTCCGCCGGCCACCGGTCGATCTCATCACCAGCCAGGAAGCGGATCGGCATCGACGCCAGGCCCGACGCTGCATTCGCGCCGCCCAGGATCAGGAAGCCCCCGGCGAACTCCTTCATCAGCATCGTGTTGCCGCCGTCCCGCTCCCGCGGCGCCTTCACCTTCTCCTGAAGGCTGGGGCTGGCCTCGATCATCGGCGCGATCCGCATCTTCGAGTACCGCTTCGCCAGGTCGATCGTTGGCTGCACGAACAGCGTCGGCGCTGGCTGGATGTCCATTGCGTAGCCCATCCAGTTGTTCAGGCTCTCGCTCTTGCCCAGCTGGGCGCCGAACACCATCACCACCTCCCGCACCTTGCTCGTCGCCGAAAGGTCATTCATGGCCTTGCGGAGGTAAGGGGTTCGCGCCGTTCTCCACGGCCCGTGCTCACTCGAGGCCTTCGGGCTCAAGATCCGCCGCTCATCCGCCCACTCGCTCACCGTCAGCAGCGGGTCAGGCAGCAGCCCCCGCCAGAACGACTCGAAGCACAGCTCAGCGGAGGCGGGCATTGCTCAGCGTCTCCAACGCTTTGGTCTGGTGCCGCTCGATGATCATCAGCACATCCTGCCGCTGCTCGGGCGTCAGCCCACCCGCTGCCTTCGCAATCTCGCCCACCATCAGTGGGCCCAGCCGCAGCACAGCGTCCTTCACCTCCTTCGCCACCTCGAACAGCTGCCGCTCCACATCCGCCTTTCGCACCAGGCTGCCATCACGCTCCTGGTAGTCCAGCTTCAGCAGCATCGCCCGGTAGCCCTCGGCCGCCGCCTTCGCCTGGCTGTAGGTGGCCTGGCCCCGGCCGGCACCCGGCACCATCGGCTCGGCCTCGCCTACATCCTCGCCGCGCGCGCGCGCCTTGCCCGTGTTGATCTGCCCTGCAGATCGCACCTTCTGCGGTGCCGTGTTCCGGTCCCACTCCAGGTCCGCAATGTCCGGGTCGATCTGCCACCGGTTGCCACGCTTGCTCAGGCTCTTCACCAGCCGGCCCGACTCGATCGCTTTCCGCACCGCGCGGTCGCTCACCCCACGGCGTTTCGCATAGGCCGCAGGCGTAATCCCCATCAGGCGCGGGCGAACTTCACCCGGTACCCTCGCGCCAGCAGCCCATCAACCACTGCCACCGGCGCCTCACCGCACAGCTCCACCTCACCAGCCCGCGGCTGCAACTCGCACACCAGCTCCACCAGCTGCGACGGCAGCATCATCGTGTGCCCTCGCCCCTCCAGCATCTCGTCCACCGTCGTCTCGGGCCCCATGTCCCCCAGCCGCACACGCAGCGGCCATGGCCTCACATGCCCGTCCTCGCCCCACTGACAGCCGAACACCACACCAGCAACCTCAATCATCAAAGCCCGGCAGGAATTGACGCCTCCACGGAAACAGTAGGACCGCAGGGCCACAGGCCTTCATCACGCTCGGCCACCGGCCACGGCTGCTCGTGTCCACCCACACCCAGGCTTCCACATCGCCCCACGACGACGCCTTCTCCTGCAGCGCTTCCGTCGGCGTCGCATCCACCAGCAGCATGCCTGGCCCCGCCAGCTCCAGCAGGCTCAACCCCAACCTCGTCGACAGCGCAGCTGCCAGCGGCTCACCATCGGCACTCGCCGCATGAACACCAGGCCGGTCACGCCATCGGCACTGCGCAGCAATCAGATCCACAGCGGCATCGAAGCCCGCCCACGTCAGCTCCAGTCGCGGGGTGCGGTTATTCATCCCCTCCCTGGCACCCAGGCCTTGTTGAATCCTGGCGCCACCTTACGCACCTGGGCCGGCATTCCGGCGCGGTTCAGCAGCCGCACCACTTCCTCGGATTCCATCCCCAGCCGCTTCTGGATCGTCCGCTGCGGCACACCCTCATCCGTCATCCGCCGCACGATCTCCGCCATCCGCACCACCGCATGCGTGCCCCGCGCCCGGTTGTGGCGGATCGTGCTCATCATCCGGTGCACCGGATCCAATCCCACCACCACCACCGGCACCTGGCCGCCAGTCAGCTTCAGCACTCGAGGATCAGCGCTCACCGTCCACCGGTGGAAACCATCCACGATCTGGTGCAGCCCATCGCCATCCGCCGGCAGCACCACGATCGGCTGGGTCCAGCCATCCTCCACGATGCTCACGATCAGCAGCTCCAGCTCGGGCGCCGCCACCTTGTTCGGGTTGTACGCATTACTACGCAGCCGCTCGCGCGGTAGCCACTGCACCCTCGACACCGGCTGCTCTGCCACGCTCACCGCTTCCCCTCCAGCGCCTTCACCTGCTCGAACGTCAGGCCCTTGCGCGCCGCCGCCGTGATCGCCCGCTGCGTCAGCTGGCCCTTCTTCCGGTTCTTCAGGTCGCCACGGCTCACGATCTGGCAGATGTACCGCCAGCTCAGGCCCGACATCACGTCGTCCTCCGTCTCGTGGATCGGCCGCCGCGTCTTCTTCCGGTGCATCTTGATCACGCCCGCAATCCCACGCGCGATCTGTGCTCGTTCCTTCTCCGGGTAGAGCTCCAGCAGGCTCCACGCCCACTGCTGCCACGTCATCCCTGGCGGTGGCTCCTTCAGCCCCGCACCGTACAAATCCGTCCTGGCATACCGCCCCGCAGTGCCCACACCCTCGACCCGCCGCAGCATCCGGTCCCACAGCTCCGGCCATCCCTGCGCATACTTCCACAGCCCGCCCAGCGGCTCCTCGCCGAACGGTGGCGTCACCCGCTGCAGGCTCACGCTCGTGCCCATCAGCGCCTGCACGTCATACGCCCGGTTGTAGTCCCACCCCTGCTTGGCTGCCGCCACCCACACGTCCTCGGCCCGCCAGTCGTAGATCGGCTTGCAGTTGAACCAGTACCCCATCCGTGGCTCGGCGATGTAGTTGTCCCGCTCCCGCCGGATCACCGTCTGCAGCCGCCGCGGGCTCTCCTGCGCACGGATCCCCGTCAGGTCGCCCACCGTCCCCACCTCCGGCCCATACAGGCAGGGGCCCACGTCATCCAGCTGCATCCCATCCTTGAACCGCGGCACGTCCTTCACCGTCACCGCACCAGCCGGCAGTGGCCGCACCCATCGATCCCGCGCGCCTTCGTCCCAGCACTTCCACCACGGCTGGGTCCGCGCACACGCATTGCGGTGCATGATCGGCAGGCAGCACCACAGCAGCCGCACATCATCCCGCCCACGCACCCGCTCCACATACTCCACCGTCTCCGGGTAGCAGGCCTCCTCATCCACGAAGTAGACATCGAGCGGCAGCCGGCCGCGCTCCCTGGCCACCATCGCCGCCAGGTTCAGCACCACCGTCGAATCCTTCCCGCCGCTGAAGCTCACCACCACCCGATCGAAACGGTCGTAGATCCGCCGGATCCGGTCCAGCCCTGCTTCCATCACGTCCTGGTGCGTCGCGGTCTGGCGCAGCGTCATCGCGTCCGGTACTCCGCACGCTCCGCTGCAGCAGCACTCACCCCCTCGATGATCGTCCGCGTCAGCATCGGATGCTCCTCATCCGTCGGCCCGCAGTCCGAGTCCGGGTGCCACGCCACCACCACCATCCCCTGGTCATGCTCCGTCCTGAACCGGTGCTCACCATCCGCGTGGATCACGAACACCATCCCAGGCACCAGCGGCTCCCGCCCCTCAGGCGTCACGCACTGGCCGCGGCCACGGATCACCATCCCGATCCGCACGCTCGGGTGCGTGTGCATCGTCTGCTCAGTCCCCGGCGGAAACCACAGCGCATTCAGGCATGGATCCCCCAGCTTCACCGGCGGCACCAGCAGCGTGTCCGTGCAGCCGTCGATGTACCGCAGCCGCCCGCAGGCCTCCACCGGCCCGCCCACGCTGAACATCCCCAGCCACCCCGACAGGCCGATCACCACCCCAGCGCAGCTCAGGTCGTCTGCCTTCTCCGGCCACACCCCGGCTCGCCCGGGCACCACCCCGTACATCCCCGGCTGCAGCAGGTACCGCGCACCACCACGCGGCTCCACCCACAGCCCGCCACCGTGGCAGAACACCCAGTGCGTCGAGCCCTCATCACCCAGCAGCAGCTGACCGCCACACCGCACACCCAGCACCTGCACCGGGCCCAGCTCGCGTAGCAGTCCGTTCCGCAGCTTCAGTCCCTCAAACGCCCTCGCGCCCATCCATCCACTCCCTGCACACCTGCACCAGGGCCTCCGGCGTTCCCTCCAGCCCCCAGCGCTCCTTCGCCATCCGCATCGCGTTCAGCACCACCTCCCGGTCATCCCACAGCAGGTTCACGCTGAAGACGTGCCGCTCATCCACCGGCCCGCTCTCCTGGGTCGCATCATCCGGCCCATCATCCTCGCCCTCGCCGGCTTCCACACCCGGCCGGCCATCCTCCGGCTCCACCCGCTCAGTCGCTGGCACTGCCGCAGCACCGGCCTGCTCGAACTGCCCCAGCTCCAGGCCATCGTGCAGCCGCGCCAGATCCGCCTCGCCGAACCCCAGCACCGCTGGGTCGATCTCAATCGCCTCGAGCTCCAGCGCCAGCAGGTCCAGATCCCAGCCCGCGTTCTCCGCCAGCTTGTTGTCCGCGATCACATAGGCCCGCCGCTGCTCAGCCGTCAGGTGGTCGAGCACCACCACTGGCACCTTGGGCAGGCCCAGCAGGCGCGCAGCTTCCAGCCGGCCATGGCCCGCCAGGATCCCATCGTCGCTGTCCACCAGGATCGGCGCCGTGAACCCGAACTCCTGGATGCTCGCCGCGATCTGCTGCACCTGCTCAGGGCTGTGCGTCCTGGCGTTGCGCTCATACGGCCGCAGCCGCTCCACCGGCCACATCTGCAGCCGCTTCGCCATCACTACAGGTTGGGTCTTGTCCATGCCTCACATACAACCACGGGGCCGCCAGAACCGGAACCGGGCTGGAACATCCTCCGGCGTCCTTCCTGATCAGAAAACGCCCCAGCAGGGCCTCCCAAGGATCTCGCAATAAGGGCCTGGTTTTGAGAACCCTTGCGCTGCAATGAATCTGGAACCCACAAAAAAGGCTGGCTCTAGCGAAAAATCGGGAGCGCGGCGCCCGCAAGGGATCGGGCTGCGGAGGACCCGAAGCCGTGGGGGGGGGGGTGGGGCTAGTTCCGGTTCCGGTTCCCGCTGTGGTCAGGCACGGCCGTAGCCCCTACCCATGGCGCCCAGGGCCCTGAGGATGCCCGACTCGAGGGCCTCCTCGATGCGCACCTCAGTGCGTGCCTGGAGGGCAGGGGACCACTTGCCCCCTGTGTAGATGGCATGGATGGATGGGCCATGGATCACATCGAGGGGATAGCGATCCTTGCCCTTGCGCCTGAAGGGTAGGCCTTTGGCCATGAAGCCCGACTTCACCACAGTGCGCTGGCCTCGGTAGATGCTCATGCTCAGGCCCCTGGTGGTCTGCCTGGGCTTGAACTGCATGGCCGTGATGGGCTTGCGGGAGGTGGTGATCACCGCGGTCTGGCCGCCGTCGGAGATGCGAGCAGTGGGGACGTCCTGCTTGATGCGGCCGGCGGAGAGGGAGTAGCGCTGGCCGATCGACTTGGCGAGGGTGGTGCGGCCTGCTCGGGCGGCATCACGGACGCCCATGCGAATGGCCTTGGGGATGTCCTGGGAGGAGAGCTTGGCGAGGGCCTGGGCGAGCTCGGTGTCACCGATGACGCGGGCGTTGATGTCGATGCGTGCCATGGGCCCTCAGGTGATGGAGTCGATAAATGCCCGATCGGGGGCGAGGGAGTTGATGTTGCGGAGCATGGTGCCACGGAAGCCGTCCATGAGCCAGATGGGGCGGCCTGCGCGGGCGGCGGCCTGAAGGCCGGGGACGTTGGAGCGCAGCGCCCAGGAGTGGTCCGTGTCGAACACCTGCGGGCCCTTGAACCCGCCGACGGGGGCGGCCCCGCCAGGGGCGATCCAATCGGCGCCGGTGCGGCGCATCCACTGCTGGCCGCCGGAGGGCTGCACGCCGCGTGCGTAGGAGACGCCCACGGGCTTGTCGGTGAGCTTCCGCACCTGCTTCACCACCCAGCCTTGAAACCAGCCGGTGCTGGCCTTGGTGAGCTCGTTGCCGACCTCAAAGATCACGTTGTCGTAGGGCTCCAGGGTCTTGACCATCTTGCGGACGTGGGCCTTCTGGAAGCGGTTCCAGGGACCGCGAGTGTGCACGTCGTGGTGGGTCTTCGGGCCCTTGCCCCGGAACGGGTGGAACTCCCAGGCCCTCGGGAACAGGTCAGGCAGCGAGCCCTCGAAGAGCACCACCCCGGTCACCATGTCCCTCTCGTCGGCGGCGGCAACGGCCTTCTCCATGCGCCGGTAGAACTTCCCATTGAGGCTCAGGTCTTTCTTCCACGGCCCGCCTTTGACGCGGATCAGGCCAGGGTCGGCGCCAACGAACGGCGGGCTGGAATTTACGAATGCCTTGGTTTCAAGCGTCCAGAGGCGGGTGAAGTTGCCAGTGAGCTTGTCCAGGCTGGTGCGGTTGCCGTTGATCTCCTGCACCACGTCCCAGGTGTGGTTGCCGGCGAGGGTGATGGGTCGGCCGTCAACGAGGAACTGATCGCCGCGGATGGTGACGGTCACTGAAGGGTGGCGTGATGGGTCCATGGTAGGTGGATTGGGCGGTTGCCCTACATGCCTCTCCTGCTGCCCCACCTGCCAGAAGGTAGGGCAGCTTGAGATCGACTGCGCTGCCTGCGTTGTGCCCTTATTACCTTACCTACCCTACCTAGAAGGAATAAATAGGAAGAATAGGGAGAGGGGGTATGGCGGGTGTAGGTTTTCCAAAGTGTGTGGCATAGGTGGGGCATAGGGCAGGAGGGGCAGCAAATAGAAAACCCCAGGCGTGGCCTGAGGTTTGAGGGTGCCCTACGTCGTTTCTGGTGTAGGCCATCAAGTAGGAGGAGAGGCAGTCAGCTGCGGGACCACCTCCAGGCCCGCTGCCCATCGACCATGGACCTGCGACGGTCGTAACCCATCGATCGGAGGATGTCGGCCACGGCCATCTGGTCGGCCCGGGTCTGGCGCTCGACCGGTTTCTCGATGGCCTCGGAGAGGATGCGCTCGGTGGTGATCACCTCGCCAATGATGCGCTCGCTCAGCCAACGGGCGACAGCGGGCTCCCAGGGGCTGGAGACGAGGTAGGCCTCGTTCTCGGTGGTCACCTGCTGGGCCAGCTCGGGCGGGAGGTGGCTGGCGTCGCCATTGCGGTAGGCGTGGACGGCAGCGGACCAGATGGCGTCGCGTTCGGCCATCAGGGTCGGGGTGTCGATCGGGTCGAGCTCGGTGCGGGAGACAGGCACCACCCAGAAGCGGCGGTTGCCGGTGTCGTCCTGGAGGAAGCCGTTCTGGCGGTTGGTTGAGCCGACGATGATGCCGCGGCGTGGAAAGGCCTCGGTGGACTTGCCGTAGGGCACGCGGAACAGGTCGGTGGCCTGGGAGAGGAAGGCCTTCACCTGGCCGGCATGGCGGCGACCCATGATGTGGTCGAGCTCGGCCCACTCCATGATCCAGGAGCGGTGGAGCACCATCAGGTCGTCCTTTGAGGTGCAGTCGCCGAGGGCATCGGAGAAGAATGGCCCGCCGAGTGCTGACCAGAAGGATGACTTGCGGGCGCCCTGATCGCCCATGAGCACGCAGGCAGTGTCAAACTTGCTGCCAGGCTCGAAGGCGCGGCGGACAGCACCAATGAGGGTGCAGCGCAGCATGTGGTCGTAGAGGGTGGGCTGGCCGAGGGCCGCGTCTTCAGGGCGGAGGTAGGCGGTGGCCAGGCCGCCGATGTAGGCGGGGGTGATGGTGGCGGCGACGTGCTCCAGGTAGAGGGTCACCGGGTCGTAGGGGTGCTCGCGGGCCACCTGGATGAGGCAGTCGAGGGCAAGGTCCTTGGTGACCTTGAAGCCCTGCTCAGCAAGGGAGAGGTAGAAGCGCTCGGCACCTTCGAGGGGGCGGCCGTCGATCTCGATGCCCTGGGTGAAGGTGTTGAAGCGGATGCGGTCTTCGCCGGCTTGGATGCGGAGCATGGCGAGGAGCTCACCAGCTTCGAGCTTCTGCGGCTTGGCGAGGGTGGGTGCGTAAGGCGTAGAGTTCTTGGCGTCGGACTTCTGCGGTTCGTCGTCTGTAGGGGATAAGGCCGGGCCCTTGGAACGGGGCCCGGTTTTTTGTTGGGTGCGTGTGCGGGTGTGGAAGGCGAGGCGTGACTCGAGCTTGTCGAGGGGTGTGCCTGGTGTGGGGTTGCGGTTGGTGGCGCCATCGAAGCGGTGCCAGGCCTTGCGATCGTCGAAGTCCTTGGCCTTGGTTCGTGCTGCGTCGATGTGAAGGGCGAAGGCCTGTGAGGCGGTGAGGTCTGGTGTGTGGCCCTGGTGGCGGATCCATGCCTCAGTGCCCTGGAGGTCAAGGGAGAGGCGGAGCTGGTCGTCGTTCCAGCAGCCTGGGGTGCCGCCGGATTCGACCAGCTCGCGGGAGTCGCGGGTGATGAAGTCGAGCAGCGGCAGTGTGGCGCTGCTGGGGGGTGGCGGTGGTGTGGTGGGCCTGGCGGTAAGGAGTGGGGTTGGGTCTGGCTCGGGGTCGCGCAGGAGGAGCTCGATGAGAGCGGTGGGTGCCTCGGTGAGCTGCTGATCGAGGGGGCCGCGGCCTGGCAGCCAGCGGTAGCCGGTGGTGTCGGGGTGAGCACCGATGACGACGGAGTAGTGGCCGTGCCAGCGGAGGTCGATCTGCTCAGCCTTGCCGTCGGTGCCGAGGATCTTGGTTGGCTTGCCGGTGGTGGGCTCCGGGTCGCCGGTGTACCAGTAGCGGCGGCCGCGCAGTTCGGGCCAGAAGTCTGGTGGGATGGTGTAGGCGATCTGGAAGCGGCCATCCCGGCCTGAGGTGAAGGCGAGGGACTTGGGGAGATCGCGCAGGGGGAGGCCCAGTCGTTCCAGTTGGGCGGTGGCGGAGATGCCGTCGTGATCGACGAACAGGAGGCCGCCTGATGTGGGCCCTGCGATGGCGCCGATGGCCTTGGCGCGGCCGGCGGTGATCTCGGCTGCGGCCTGCTGCTTGGTGAGCGGGTTGGACTGCCAGGCGTCCTGGTAAGCGCGCTTGCGGCCGTCGACGGCGACAAGGCCCCAGGTGGCGGGGAGCAGGGCGAGCTGATCGAGCAGCTGCTGGACGTCAGCTGGGTGTGGCATCGAGCTCGTCAGCGAGGCGGCGGAGTTCGTGGACGACGGCGCGTGGTGTGGGGCCTGGCATCTGCTGGAGCAGTGTGGCCCGTTGGCGGAGGTGCTCAGCGGTGCGCCGGCGCTCGTAGCCGACGCCAGCGGCCCAGGCTACGGAATCGCGCAATTCAAGGATGGCGAGGTTGGGATCGTGGGTGGTGCTCATGCGGGTTCGTCGTCCCATTCAGGGTCGAGGACTGCGGTGGAGAGGAGGTGCCCTGGGAGGAGTTCTTGGGCGGTGGTGATGGCTTGAGCAGGGGAGATGGCCATCAGCTTGAAGCGGATGGGTGGCTCACCGCGGCGGCGAGCAGTGACCACGTAGGGGAGGGGATCTGGATAGGTCATGCGGCCGGGTCCTGCTGCTGGGCAGCGGTGATGCGGCGGTGAAGCTGGCGCGCTTCGCGGACGGTGGCTTCGGTGACGATGTAGCCCCAGCCGCCGAAGCGGATCTTGTGTTCGGCCCAGAGCTCGGGCTTCTCGGCCCAGGCGATGGCCAGCTCGTCGGTGGCAGCGTCGCAGTGGTTGGCGTCGCGGTAGAGCTTGCGGAGCCGGTGGAGTGCGGTTTGGGCAGTGATGGACATGGTGCGTGGGGGCAAGGTGCAGGCCCACGCTATGGGCGGCCGGTGCTGATGGGCTGCCGGTCGTAACCGTTCGTTACAGACGCAGAATGGAGAGGGCGTCAGGGACGGAGCGTGCGATGCCAGCCAGGCCGCCGGCCTGCTGCACCATGGCGACGAAGGCCTGCTGCTGATCGGTGGGGCGGCCGCGGTCCTTGACCTCGATGGCGGAGAAGACGGCGACGCGCTGGCCCACCATGTCGGGGGTGATGGTGATGGTGCGCAGCCCGATGAGGTCGGATGAGCCCGGGCAGAGGCCGTAGCGCACGAGCTGACCGCGCTGGTCACGGAGTGCGCCGACGTTGTTGCGCCAGAGGCGGGCGGTGCCGCCGCCGGCAGATGCAGCCAGCTGTATCTCGGACTGGATGCGCCGCTCATCCGAACGCTCTGCCATGGTTGCCTCGGGCCCGGAGGATGTGATCGGTCCAGCCGCGAGAGTAGCCGCGCTCCAGGCGGATCGCTTCGAGCTCCTCGCGGGTGCGTGCACTGCCGACCTCGGCCTGTCGGCGGCGGGCGACCACGGCGGCCGGCAGTTCCTGGAGGGTGCCATCGACGATGGTGAGCTCGCGGGGCTTGGGTGGGTCGATGGTGTGGCCGCAGCAGTCGCAGGTGAGCTGCGCTGCTGGTTGGGTGACGAAGCAGGCGGGGCAGACCCTGGTGGGTAGGGCGTCGGATGGCTTGCGCGGCTTGCCCTTGGGCCGGCCTTCGAGCGACCAGTCGCGTGGGTCAGTGGGCAGGCCGTGGCGGTGGCTGTTGCCGACGTGGTCGTTGATGATGGCGTGTTCCTTGCCCGGGCATGGGCGGAGGACGCGGCCGACCTGCTGGAGGTGCAGGCCCAGGGAGTCGGTGGGGCGGAGCAGGATGGCGCCTGTTACTGAGGGTATGTCGGTGCCCTCGCTGATGATGTCGCAGGAGGTGAGCACCTTCAGCTGGCCGGTGCCGAGGTCGTTGATCAGGCGCTTGCGGATCCCTCGATCGGTGTTGCCATCGAGCATGGCTGCGCTGATGCCCTGATTGCGGAAGGCCTCGGCGACGGCTTCAGCGTGAGCGACGGAGATGCAGAAGGCGATGGCGGTGCCGTTGTGGTGGGGTTCGATGGTCCGGCGGTAGTGGGTGACGGCATCGCCCATGGCCTGGCCCTGGCGCAGGCGGTCTTCGGAGTCGTGCTTGCCCTTCTTGGTGTCGAAGCGGCGGACGCCTGAGAGGTCGATGCCGGGCGGGGCGAAGGTGCGGGCAGGGACGAGGAAGCCCTCCTGGGTGAGCCAGGCGGCATCGGGGCCCTCGATGAGCACGGAGAACTGATCGCCGAGGCCGCGGCCGTCGAGGCGCTCGGGGGTGGCGGTGACGCCGAGGACATGGGCGCGGGGCATGGCGGCGAGGATCTTGGCCCAGGTGCCGGCGACGGCGTGGTGGGCCTCGTCGACGATCAGCAGCTGGAAGAAGTCATCCGGGAGGGTGTGGAGTCGCCTGGCGAGGGTCTGGACGGATGCGACCTGAACGGTGTGGCGAAGGTCCTGGCGGTAGCCGGCGGCGATGATGCCGTGCTCGCAGCCGATGGCGTGCAGTGAGCGGGAGGCCTGATCCACCAGCTCCTGGCGGTGCACGAGGATGCAGACGCGGTTACCGCGGATGGCGGCCTGCTCAGCGATGTAGACGAAGGTGTAGGTCTTGCCGCCGCCGGTGGGGAGGACGAACAGGATGCGGCGGTGGCCAGCCATGAAGGCCCCGCGGATCTCGGTAACAGCTGTGGCCTGGAAAGGCCTGAGGGCGACGGCCATAGGGCCCGACGAATCGGTTGACGGTAGGGAAACGATCGCAGATTATCGTGCGAAATCAATGGGTTGTAACAGTATGTGAAGTTATGGGAAGGGAGGCCGGAGTATGTGGAGTGAGGGCTTTATGGTCGGCAGCGACCCCTACATCAGGAGCATGCCTGAGCTCAAACACCTGCCCGGTCTGAGCAACGACGAGTACCACGCGCTGAAGGCTGTCAGCCCCAGCCAGATCAAAGTGCTCGGCCGCAGCCCGCTGCATTACTTCGACCAGTTCCTGGCGCCGGACCGGGAGAAGAAGCCACCGACACCAGCGATGGAGGTTGGCACCGCGCTGCACACTGCGGTGCTGGAGCCAGACCTTTGGAGCCAGACGGTGGCAGTGCCGCCGCACGCCTTCGACCGCCGCACGAAGGTGGGCAAGGAGCTGGCGGCGGAGTTCGAGAAGGAGGCAGCCGGCAAGATCGTGCTGAGCCCCGACGATGCCGACCGGGTGCGGCGGATGGCTGATGCGGTGCACAAGCACCCTGCGGCAAGGTTCCTGCTGGAGCTGCCGGGCCGTCGTGAGGCCAGCTACGTGTGGTCCGATCCGGCCACGGGGCTGGAGTGCAAGACCCGCCCGGACTGGCACAGCGAGGACCGCCGCCTGGTGGTCGACGTGAAGACCTCCAAGGATGCCAGCCGGGTGGAGTTCAGCAAGAGCATCGCCAACTTCGACTACCACGTGCAGGCGGCCTGGAACCAGGGCGCGCTGGGCGCTGAGCAGTTCCTGTCGCTGGTGATCGAGTCTGAGCGGCCGTTTGCGGTGGCGGTCTATCCGGCCAGCGGTGCGCTGATCGCTGCCGGTCAGCGGCGGATCGAGGCGGCGATGACGCTGCTGGCCGAGTGTTGGGCCAGTGGGGTGTGGCCCGGTTACGGCGACCTGGTGCAGGAGCCGATCGACCTGCCCGGGTGGTGCCGTGATTGAGCAGGAGCTGGCCGTGTACCTGTGGGCTGTTGCCCTGGGGATGGCCTACATGGCGCTGCGGCGCCCGTGATCAACCAGAGGAGGTGTGACTGAGCACAGAGCACGAGTTACCCGAGAGCCTGCAGTTCCTCGAGCCGCCGACCGTGGTGGAGGCGCTGCAGGGATTAGAGCACCTGGCGGCCACGATTCAGATCATCGATGAGCTGAACGAAGCAGACCAGGACGCGATCGACCGATTGTTCCGATTCATTCGATTCCAACGATGACCCAGCAACAGACCAACGACCTGGCAATCCAGGTGACCAACGTCCGCGCCGACCTGGGGCGGATGAGCAGCGAGTTCAAGGCAGCCCTGCCTGCAGCGATCCCGGTGGAGCGGTTCATCCGCACGGCGGTGACTGCGGTGCAGATGGACCCCAACCTGCTGGCAGCTGACCGGCGCAGCCTGTACGGGGCGTGCATGAAGGCAGCGCAGGATGGGCTGCAGCTGGACGGCCGCGAGGCGGCGCTGGTGATCTTCAAGGATCGGCGCAGCGGCACCAGCAAGGTGCAGTACATGCCGATGGTGGGCGGGATCCTGAAGAAGATCCGCAACAGCGGGGAGATCAGCACGATCACCTCGCATGTGGTGTATTCGGGCGACGAGTTCGAGTACGAGCTGGGCGACGACGAGCGGATCTACCACAAGCCGGCGATGGAAGATCGCGGCCAGCCGATCGCGGTCTATGCGATTGCGAAGGCGAAGGACGGCGGCACGTACCGGGAGGTGATGAGCGTCGCCGAGGTGCGCAAGGTCCAGAGCGTGAGTCGCTCGCGTGACAGCGGGCCCTGGACGACGTGGTGGGATGAAATGGCCAGGAAGACCGTTGTGCGGCGACTGGCCAAGTACCTGCCCAGCTGTGCGGACATCGACCAGACGTTTGAGAGCGACAACGCGAACTATGTCATGCCTGCAAGTGTTTCGGAAGTGGGCAGCAATGATGTGGTTGCAAGCCTGAATCAACAGATCCAGCGACAGATTGCCCCGGTAGAAGTGCTTGATGCTCAACCAGCCGCGCAGGTCGAGCCAACAACAACGCCAGAGCCCGTGGAAGCGGAGCAGCTGGAAACGGTCCAAGACCCGCTTGCGGTCTTCTCAGAGCAATAGGCGACACATGACGGCAGACCGCGCATTTTTGACACCAAAGGAGCTCGCCCAGCGGTGGCGGCTCAACCATCAGACACTGGCCAACTGGCGGCACAAGCGCCAGGGCCCACCGTTCGTAAGGATCGGCACGCGAGTGCTGTATCCGATGGAGGGTGTGCAGGCCTTCGAGAAGATCAGTCCAGCTTGGCTGGACACCAATTCCCAATCGCAACTGAATCCATGAATGTGATCACACTGGCCGGCCGCGCTGGCCGCGACCCTGAAATGAGGTACTTCGAGAGCGGCAGCTGTGTCGCCAATCTCACGTTGGCGGTGAACAGCGTGAAGCGTGATGAACCGCCGGACTGGTTCAATCTGCAGATCTGGGGCAAGACGGCCCAGGTGGCTGGGGACTATGTGCGCAAGGGCAGCCAGATCGCTGTTACTGGGCGGATGACGACGGAGCGTTGGACCGATCGGACCACCGGCGAAGAGAAGTCGAAGCCGGTGGTGGTGGTTGATCGGCTGACGCTGCTGGGCAGCAGACAGGACGCGCAGCAAGAGCAGGGGCAGGCGGCCCCGGCACCGGCGCAGGCACATGCCCCGGCACAGATGGCATCAGCAGCTGTTGCATCGCAGCAGCAGCACCCTGCCCATCAGGCGGCGGGCTGGTCCCCGAACCCGGCAGCCGGCACGGTGGCTGCGCAGCCCCTGCCACAGCAGCAGCAGGTTGCATGGAACAGCGCGCCCCTGGCGCCTCCGGATGATGACGGCATCCCGTTCTGAGCCGTGATCGAAGCGGAGTATCTGGCGTCGCTGCGGCGGCGCCACCGCGCTGAGCTGGTGATCACCCTGGTGCAGCTGGAGCAGCTGTGCCCAGGGTGGTGGGCTGACTTGAGCGAGCTGGCCGACCAGTTGGGGACTGATCGCGGCTCACTGAACAAGAGCCTGACGAAGCTGGAGAGCTTGGGCCTGCTCAAGCGAAGCAGGATCAGCAACACCGGCGGCAACTGGGTGTGGTGGGTGAAGCGGAGCGAGGCCGATGAGCCGCGACCAGATGATGAGCCAGGGTGGCGGCTGCGTGATGAAGCGTCGGACAACGTGAAGCTGGTGTCGATCAGCAAGCGTTGGCAGTGGGCGGCGAACCGCGGCATCAACAAGCACACGTTCTCGTCGTTTCTGAACGGTGGGCAGCGGATGCTGCACGGTCGGTGGCGGATCGTGTCGTCGCCATGGGATGTAACAGATTGTGACGCGCAGCCGGAATCGACCGGCAATGCGCTGTAGGTTGTGCCCACAGCCCGAAAGGGCGCACCCCCTCAGACCATGACCCGCATCGCTTCCCTCACCGCCGGCCAAGCCATCAAGGCTGGCTACCGCGGCTGGCACACCCCCTGCGAGTTCCTCGGCTTCTCCGACAACACCAAGGCCTACAGCGAGACGCCAGCATTCAACACCCTGGCTGATCTGAAAACCGCCAAGGGCGCCCGCAACGCAGCCGAGATCGAGCAGCTGCAGGACCAGGCCAGCTACGGCCACAGCTTCTACGCCCTGTTCCGCGACCTCGAGGACGGCACCACCTGGGCCGCCTACCTCTGGAAGGGCGCATGGCGCGTCGGCTCATCTGCCGATCGCCTGCAGCTCGCCGCCTGAGCGGCACCCCATCCCATCGCATCCCCACCATGTCGAAACGCAGCATCACCCTCGTCGGCCGCGCCTCGCGGCTGGAGTGCCACGCCGGCCACGTCTCCTTCCTGCTCACCGTCAATGCCAAGGGCCAGCGGCCTGAGCTCGTCGTCGAGTGCCACGCGCACCGGGAGCGCGACATCGAGGCGTTCGAGTCGATGGATGAGGGCAGCCTGGTTGGCATCATCGGCAAGCTGCAGACCCTCGTCGAGCAGCTCGGGCCCTGCATCGTGCGGCTCGACCGACTGGAGATCCTCGGCAAGCCCCTGGAGGTGGCGGCATGAACGCAATCGACGCGGCGATCATCACCATCTGGCTGCTGCCCCTGGCGGTAGTGCTCACAGGCCTTTGCCTGATGTTGTCCGATTTGGCCAGCTTGCAATTCCGGGTTCCGCATCTTCCCCGGTCACGACGTGATCACAGGAGGGCCCGCTAATGTTCAACCCCGACTTCTACCCCACGCCGCCCGAGGTGGCGGCCACGATGCTCGACCCACTCGACCTGCGCGGCCGGGTGGTAGTAGAGCCCTCCGCCGGAAGCGGCAACCTGATCAAGGCCTGCATCGAGCGCGGCGCTGCTGAAGTGCTGGCGGTGGAGCCCGAGCCGAAGCTGCGGGCGATCCTCGCGGCCATCCCTGACAGCCGGTTGATCGGCAGCGACTGGCTCAAGGTCACCGCCGACCAGATCAGCCATGCCGACCTAGTGGTGATGAACCCGCCCTTCTCGGCCGATGAGCACCACATCCTACACGCCTGGGCCATCGCCCCGGCCGGCTGCGAGATCGTGGCGCTCTGCAACGCCAACACCATCGAAACCGGCCGATGGGGCAGCAGGGCCAGCCAGCAGCTGCGCACCCTGATCGAGCAGTACGGCAGCAGCCAGAACCTGGGCCCAGTGTTCGAGGACGCCGAGCGCCCCACACGTGTCAGCGTTGGCATGGTTCGCCTGACACGACCTGGCCAACGTGTAAGCGGCGCTGATGAGTTCGACGGGTTCTTCCTGGGGCCCGATGACATCGAGGCCGAGGGGCAGGGCCTGATCAAGTACCGCCGCAGCCGCGACCTGGTGAACCGGTACGTGGAGGCCTGCCGGATCTACGACCAGCAGCTGGAGGCCGGCGTCCGCCTGCAGGCCCAGGTGGGGGGCATCTACAAGGGCGAGCTGGGCATCCAGATCACGATGGAGGGCTGCGCCGCCAGCCGCAACCGGTTCAGGAAGGAGCTGCAGAAGTCGTTCTGGGAGTCGGTGATCGCCGAGATGTTGCCGCGCGAGATGGCCACCAGCCAGCTGGCAGGGGACATCAACAAGTTCGTGGAGCAGCAAACGAAGGTGCCATTTACCGAGCGGAACCTGTTCAGGATGCTGCAGGTCATCGCCGGCACGACCGAACAGCGGATCGACCGAGCTGTGGAGGCCGCGTTCGATGAGCTCACCCGCCACACCGCCGAGAACCGGTGGAACGTGGAGGGGTGGAAAACGAACGACGCCTACCTGTTCAACCAGAAGTTCATCGTGCCTTACCTGGCGGAGAAGGACTGGAGCGGCGGCACAGTCAGCCTGAAGCAGTGGAGCGGCAACTTCCCCAGGATCCGCGATCTGATCAAGGCGCTCTGCTACATCACCGGCCGGCCCTATACCGAGGTGGAGCATCCAGTCTGTGGCTACGACCGGGTGGAGCCCGGCGTCTGGCACGACTGGGGCTTCTTCGAGTTCAAGGTCTACAAGAAGGGCACGGGCCACTTCAGGTTCAAGGACCTGGAGGACTGGGCCGCCCTCAATGCGCGCGTGGCCCGGATCAAGGGCCTCGTGCTGCCGGAGAAGCTCCGGCGCAAGCCCACTCGCAAGACCACCAAATGACAACCGACATCAGCGCAACACTGACCGAACGCGGCAGCCGTTACGGGCGCTTCACGGGTCATGCGCGCATCACCCAAGATCTGAAGCGCGTGATCGCTCAGCACACTCCCTTGGGCCGGACCCGCCTTGATGGCGCCCACGGCGACCACCTGGCGCCGGATCAACAGGAGGCCCTCGACATGATCTGCCACAAGATCGGTCGGATCATCAACGGCGACCCGGATTATGCCGACAGCTGGCACGACATCGCTGGCTATGCCCAGCTCGTCGCCGATCGTCTCAACGGAGTTGAGCGATGATCCAACTCACCGATTCCACCCAGGCCGCCATGGCCCGGGTGGCCACTGCCCCCGCCACCAGCGAGCAGGGCCAGCTGCTACCCACCTTCCACACCACGCCCGACGGCGAGATCCGCATCCAGCTGGGTCAGGTGTGCGGCACGGTCAGCAGCTGGCACCTGGTGACCGGCAAGCTGGCCCAGCTCCGCAGGGTTCTGTTCTCTACCCCCACCGCATCATGAGCATCGACTACCGCGCCGAACTGCAACGCCTTGTGCAGGCCTATGACGATCACGGTGGCCGGTGGCCCCAGCACCATGAGGACGCACTGCACGAAGCCGTTGAGGCGGCCCGCACCACCCTGGCCCAGCCCGAACCGGAGGGGGTGAGTGAGCGGCTGCCGGAGCCAAGTGATGAGCTTCTGGAGTTTTGGCGTCAGAAGGCCATCCTCGAGTATCACGCCAGTTGCTACGAAGTTCGGGTTTCGCGCAGCATGGCACTGCAGGCCATCGCTTGGTGCCGGCAGCAGTTTCAGCCCCAGCCAAGTCCAGTGGCTGAGCGGCTGCCGGTGCCGCAGCAGGAGGCCCCAAAGTGACCCCCTCTCGCAACTGCCCCGCCTGCGGGGGCACGCATGTCCGCGTGCCGCTCAGCCACCGGCGCAGCTATGGCGTCTACCGCCGGCTGGAGTGCTGCCACTGCGGCCACCGCTGGACTGACCGAGAGGCGAAGACCGGCACACCCCCAGCGCCGCGCCAACAATGCCCAGAGTGCAGCTCGACCGACACTGCTGTGATCGAGTCGCGCATCATGCCCTATGGCCGCCGGCAGCGGGTGCTGTGCCGCGGCTGCAGCCACCGATGGACGAACAGGATCGGCGACATGCAGCAGGCCCGCACGCACGCACGCCGCGACGCGGGCGAACTCACCGAGGACGAGGTGCGGTTGATCCTCACGTCGCCCCGATCGCTCCGGTCATTGTCGGTGGAGCTGCGGGTAAGCCCAGCCACCGTGCGCGGCGTGCGCACCGGTGAACTGCATGCCCAGGTCGCGCCCGATGTGCCCAGGCTGCAGGGCCAGCCGCGGCGGCGGAGCTGCACCAGCTGTCGGTTCTGGGATCCCGAGGCTGTGCGGCCGTGCACGGAAGGGTGGCCGGATCCGGAGACGGACGGGCCCGGGTACGCGAACGAGTGCGACGACTACTCACCAAAGCGTGAAGGATTGTTACGAACCCATACCGTCGCCGGGGCGGGCGGGGATGATTGCCTCAGCGGCACATCCCCTCATGCCCTCTGAACTCAAAACCCTCGACTACACGGTGAACGGTGTCGACATGCTGAAGCTCAATCAGCTGCTCGAATCCCGCACCGGCCACTACCTCCAGACCGATGGCCACGGCTGGCAGATCCGCACCCCTGCCGGCAACCTGTTCATCGAATGGGCCGGCGGCACTCAGTCGCAGAATGCCGCGGCCTGCATCAGCTACCTCGCCCGCCAGGGCTTCACCCTTTGCTGACCCCTACCATGCTCTCGAAACTGAAAGGCCTTGCCCTATGGGCGGCACTGCTCCCCGCGTTCTGGTTCGTGCTGAACGACAGCCTGGCTCAGATGACGCGCAACGACTGCACCGCCGGGATCGCCCAGGCCTGCCGGAGCCTGAAGTGATGTTTGGACTGATCCGTGGAGCGCAGTGGATCTGCGCACCCCAGGGCGACGGAAGCCCAGTGCCACAGGTGATCACCGTCGAGTCGAGCCGAGACAATGCCTGGCTGGCCAGCTGCCTGGATGAAGCGATCGAGCGTCAGCAGCTGCTGCGGATGGCGTTCGGCCTGGCCACTGATGTGAGGGCAATTCGATGAACACCCGATCCCTCAACGCCCAGCCGTGGCGGTTCGAGCCAGGCGACACGGTGTATGTGCGAAACACACCGCTAGTACAGGGGTGGCCTGAAGGTCACACCGGGAAGGTGGTCGGCACCTTTGTGGCCAATGGCTGCCCGCACTACCGCGTCGTCGATGGCGACGGCGTGAGCTGGGATCTGGCGCAGATCCACCTGTGCCGCTCGCCCCGCGGGGAGGTGCAGTGATGCCGCACCTCATCCACGAGGACAGAGATCCTCAAGCCAGCCCCAGGTGGACGATCACGCGGCACCCTGCGGGCACCACCGACCCGCTGCTGGTGCACTGGCGCAAGCGGAGCAGGATCCGCACCCTGCTGGACCAGGTGGCGCGGTGGGACGCTGCAGCGGACGGGTGGGACCCGTCGCGGTGGGTGCCCCGGTTCCCGATCGTGCCCCGGGACCTGCTCGACCTGGTGGAGCAGCACATGCGGGGGGTGGAGCTGTGACCGACCTCGTCGCCCACCTGCTGGCCAACCGCCAGCGGATCCCCAACCGCACGATCATCGCTTGCCTTGCGCTGGCCCAGCTGGCGCCCAAGCCCACCGAGCGGATCAGCGCCGAGCGGCTGATGGAGGCGCTGGAGATCAGCAATCAGCCCTACCTGAGCAAGCTGCTGGGCGAGATGCTCCGCTTCGACCTGGTGGAGTATGAGGCGGGTGACCGTTCCGAGCCGGGCTACCTGTTCTTCCGCGTGGGGCCTCGATCACTGCAGATCAAACCAACCGCAATCAAGCCATGAGCACACCACACCTTGAACCGAAGCAACTGGACGTCCCCCAGGTGCTGGCCCGCGACTGGATCAACCGCCACGGCACCTTCCGCACCGTGAGCACTGGCGGCCAAAGGGAGCGCACCGGCACCGACTGGGGCATGGTGATCACCGAGGCCGCTCGGTGGGGCCAGCGGCTGGGCTGGGATGCTCGCGGGGCCACTACGGGCTTGGCAGAGCGGAAGGCCGCGCCACCCCTGCGCTGCCCCGCTGCCAACACCATCGCCGAGTGCGGCGGGCCCTGCGAGCAGGACTTCCGCCTGTGCGACTGCGGGCTGCTCCAGAAGATGAACCCGCAGCGGGCTGCTGTCGCCACCACCGAGGCCCGGCCTGTTGGGTTGGTGGAGAGGGTGGCGGAGGCGATGCAGCCCGGCACGTTTGACTGGTCCGCCTACGAAGACGAAGCCCGCGCCGCAATCCGCGAGGTGGCCAAGTGGTTGGAGCAGCAGCAGGAAGTGCCGATCGGACGCAGCACGGCCAGCGCTGACTACTTCGCCGCCATGCTGGAGCAGGAGACCGACCTATGACTGACCAATTTCCTGACGCCACGAAAATGGTCCTCTCCCCAGCAGCTCAAGCGGTGCTGGATGGGGTGATTGAACAGTGGGATGCCGATAGGCGCCCTATTGCATCACCGTTGGCCGCTGCCGCTCTCCGCGTTGCTGCGGATAGAACGATGAGCCTAATCGGCGACATCTGCCATCCGAAGTACATGGAAGGCATCGAAGCAGCATCGGATTTCCTGGAGCGCATCGCCGCCGAGCTGGAGAACCACCAATGACCCCGCCCCTCTCCCCAGCGGCTCAGGCCATCGTGGCCGCGTTCGACGAGCGCTACGAGCTGCTTGGGCCGCTGGAAGGCAACTGGCAGGAGGCCTGCCTAGCCGCCGCCCTCACAGCCCTGGCGGTCCGTATCAAGGGCGCCCCTGGCATCCGCCAGGACGTGCTCGACATCGTGAACGAGCTGGAGAGGACCGATGCCTGACCACCTGATCATCGACGCCAGCCGCCAGCCGTCGCAGATCCGCTGCCTGCATTGCGGGTTCGCTCAGGATCTGCAGCTGCCCATGGCAATCAAGGAGCTTGTGGCCCTGGAGCGGCGGATCAATGCCGAGCACAAGGCCTGCAAGCCGCCTCGCTGAGCTGTGGGAACTGCGTGGGAACGGATCTGAGCTGATCCCCGTAACCCGTTGGAACGACTAGGCTTTACGCCTGCGCATCACTTGATCTTGGTTCACATGACCTGGCTTACCGGCGGATCCTCTGGCATCCTCGGGGCCAGGTTTTCTGCGGATGGACCTTCCTTGCGGAATCGTCTACATCACCCCGGATCCTCGGAGTCTGTGGGAACGGTGTGGGAACGATGAAGCTGACCAAGACCGTGGTGGAGCGCGCCACCCCCCGGGCCCAGCGGTACCGGCTGAACGACTCCCTGGTGCCGGGCCTCGCCCTGCTGGTGCTCCCCTCCGGCGCCCGCACCTGGTACCTGAGGCACCGGGTCGACGGGCGCCAGCGTGAGCTGAAGCTGGGCACCCCGGCCGAGCTCACCCCCGACGATGCCAGGCGGCTGGCCAGGGAGGCCCTCGCCCGCGTGCGCGAGGGGGGCGATCCTGTCGAGGAGCGCCGGCAGCGCCGGGAGGCCCCCACCGGCCAGGACCTCTACGAGCGCCACCGCCTGGCGCGGCAGGCCCGGCCCGGGTGGGTGACGGAGGACTTCATCTGGCGAAACCACCTGCTGCCGGCGTTCGGTCGGGTCCAGGTGGGGCGGATAACCACGCCGATGGTGCAGGAGTTCTATGACCGGGCAGGGCGGCGGCCGGTCGCCCGCGCGGCGGTGCTGCAGCTGGCCAGGGCCCTGCGGCTCAGCGAGCGGTGGGGGTGGTGGGGCGACGGCCGGGCGCCGCGGCCCTGCCTGGGTGT